CAGGTTCGCATCGTTTTCGATCTGCTGGACTGGCTCGATTGCGGCCGGCGCCGCTGCAACGCTGGCGGCCTGTGCCTCGGCTGCGCTCGCCCCGACTGCGTCGCCGGCTGCGGCCGCGGCCGCGGGCGTGCTTGGCAGAGAGGTCGTGGTGAGGCGGATCGCCGTCTCCGGTACACCGTATTTGACCGCGAGTTCCTTCACAAAGCCGGCCTCGATTGCGATCTGCTCGAGCCTGGAGAACGCGTCGGTGCCTTCCTCGGCTGCGATCTCTTGCAGCGACTTCGCGCCCTGCCGGTTCTCGTTCATGTTCGCGGCGCTCTCGCGGCCAACGTCAATCGAGAGCTTGGCCGGGAAGCGCCACTCGCCCTTAGTCGCCCGGCGCAAAGCCTGCACCATCGTCTCGCCGGCAATCAAAGTTGGTGGCGCGATCTCGCCGCGGGCGATAGCATCGAGGATCACGGCGTCCTTGATCGGATCCAAGACCTTGTCGGTCAGCACGCCTTGCTGCTTCGTGAAGACACGATCGGCCGCGGCGAATTCTGCCCGCACGCTTGGTCCCTTGTAGTCTTGGGTGCCGAACAGCACGCCTTCTGGCACGCCGACGCCGAGCGCAATCTCGTGCATGAGATGCTGCACAAAGCCCGTGAACGCCTGCGATGGACGCGACGGCATGACCTCGACGCGGTCGGAGTTCTGGAAGTAGCGAATCATGCCGACCTCGGTAAGCTCGTTTTTCTGCTGCTGCCCGTTCGGCAGAGTCATCGTAGGATTCGGCTGGAAAAGATTGCGCGGGTTCGCGGTGCCGCGGTCGTTGAAGATCAGCGCCGCCTGTTGCGACGAGAAGCGCACGCCGGCCTTTTCGGCCTGGAGGATCTCGTGGAGCATCCGCGCGGTCTGGATCGCGCTGTGCAGATCGGTGATGCCGCGGTATTGATCGACGCGAAACGGGTCGAAGTAATGGCAAAACTGATTCGCGGGGATGTCCTCGGCGCCAAAGTAAACGCCGTTGCGGTCCACGCGGAAGATCCGATATGCGACCGGCTGGCCGAAGTCGTTCGTGATAATGCCCTGGTAATAATTGTTCGACGCGACCGCGGTGTCGTTCGGGTTACCGATGCGCGTGGCCGGCACGAGTTGAAGCTTGAGCCCTTCGCCGCTGCGGCGAATCACGAAGCCACAGTCACCGTCGATCGGCCGTTCCTCGGCTGCGAGTTGCACCAGTTTCTTGAAGCTGTGCCGGTTCGTCACGTCGCAATTTTTGCACCATTGATGAAAATACTCGTCGATCACCCGGTTGTAATCGCGGTCGCCGGTCGTCGGTGAGTATTCGTGCGGCGTCAGGTAGAGGCCGAACTTGCGCGAGATCTCCCGCGCCTCTGGAAAGTTTTCCACCAGGTCGCGCGCCTCGTACATCATGACCACGCGGTCGCGCTGATTCTGCGAGCTCTCGGCCGGCTGAGCGTACTGCTTCGGCGAATACAGTCGATTGGTGCGCGCCGCGTTATACTCGAACAAAGACTTCTGCACGCGAGCCTCGAGACGCTTGAGCGCCCAGGTCGGTGCAATGTTTTCGAGCGCGCGATCAAGCCAAGGTTTTTGCGCGACTAATTTTGACGCGTCGAAGAAGTCGTTGCTCATGGTGTTTAGTTGCCGTTGAAGCTGATGAAGGTCGTATCCGTTGACGTTCCGGCCGCGTCGGTCAATGCGTCTTGCAAGTTGCCGAGCATGTTGTTCAGCGCGTTGAGATCCGCCCGGCTCACGCTCTTGCCGTTGAGGCTGTAGCTTTGGTTGAGCAGCACGGCCTGGATCGCGTCAATCGTCTTGGTCTTAAGCGCCGTCAGCGTCGCGGTGTCCAGTCCGAGAAATGGGTTGTCGAGCATACCACTGCTCGAAACGTCAAACTGGCTCAGTCTGTTACTGATGAGCGAGGGTCATCTGCGCAGTCTCGCGGGCGATGCGGGCGCATGCGGCGGTGTAATAGTCCGCGTCGATTTCGCAGGCGGTGAGGTGTGCGCCGAAGTAGTGGCACGCGATTGCGTGCGAGCCGCTCCCGAGGTGGGTGTCGAGGATGCGCTGGCCTTGCTTGGCGTAGTTAGCCAGCAGCCACGAGTAGAGCTTCACCGGCTTTTGAGTCGGGTGGATGTTCACGTATCCTTTTTCCATTTGGGCGCGGATTCCTCCAAGCCAGTGCATTGAGAACTTGCGCAGGTTTTTATCGAAGCTCGTCCATGCCAGCTCTCCGTCGGCGTAGTTTACGATTGGCGCATGCTTGTCCCAGAATATCCAACCACGCGAAACAGGAAGCGGAAAGTAGTTTCCGCCCCACACGATTTGATTGCGGCTCACGCGGCAGAGTTCCGCGAAGTATTCAGGAGGAGGCGGTGCGTCGTTCCATCCTTTGCTGACGTGTTTATTGCCGTTTTTTACGCCAGCCGACTTTTCCGAATCGGCTATTTCGCCCATTCCATACGGCGGATCGACGATGGCGAGGTCGAAATGCTTGTCAGGAAACTCACGCATCACGTCCATGCAGTCTGCAAGCCGCAGGTCCAGCGTTCCGGTAGCGTGGAAAATGGGCAAAGCGGGCGCCGAGATTTGCGCGCAATGTTCGAGCGAAAATGAGTCCATGTTTTTTATTTTCTAGGCTCAGTCTTTGACCGGCGTGTAGCGCAGCACGTTCGCGATCGTCGCCATGCAGAGCATCATCGCACTCGTGTCCAAGCCATGATTCGGCGCGTTGCTTTTTACCTCACGCCATTCCCAGACGCCGGTCCGGATCTCGACCTTTGACTCACCCTTTAGGTGCTCGAGGTAAAGCGGATTAACGTCCGCCGGCATCAGCCATTTGAGATCGCCCTTGGCCTCGAGCGCGTTCGCCAGGAGGTCCTTGAAATAGTCGCCGCTCCAGTCGTAGTAATACACGTCGCCGCCGCGGTAGTCGCTGACCCGGGGCTCCGAGAATGGGAAGTTGACCAGCGCATCGGTGTGCTCGTCGCGCATCGTCCAGGTCTTGCGCGCGTGTCCGCGCATCCCGCGCCAGCCAAAGTCCGCGCAGTCCCGGTCAACGTCGGCCGGGCGATAGCCGCGATCCTGCGCCACACATGCGTCCTGGACCTTGTAGCGATACTGCATTTGACGGAGCTGGTCCCGCGTCTCGATCCGCCCGAAGTAAAGTTGCCGGTAGGTCGGACCAGTCGCCGAGCTGAACGCGCCGATCTCGACCCACCAGTGGTCTTGCTGGCGGTCCACGGCCATGAACCGGATGACCTCGCCCTCGATCCCTTCGCCGTTGCTGAACTGAGCGACGGTGTAGTCGCTCGCCTGCACGAAGAGGTTGACGACCTTCTTCTCGACGATCCACGGCCGAGCCTCGCGCTTCGTGCGAAACTCGATTTTCATTTTGTCGTCACCCTGACGCACGTGGTGATTGTCCGCCTCACAGAATTCTTCCACGAGCAGCCGCATCGGCCGGCTGACCAAAGACTCGACGCGAAAGCTCTGGATCTCGGCCGGCGCCGCCGGGTTCAACGGCACGAACCGCCCGGCACGCTTCCATCCGGTCCGCGTCGTGTCCGTGTCCGGCGACTCGTGGCCGCAATGCGGGCAGCGAAAGCGGCAGGACTCGACCGCTCGCGCCACGTCCCAGGTCTCGTCGTCGCGCTTTGCCGCGGCATCCCAGACCACGCCGCCACGGAGCCCGGTGTCTTCGTTTTTGTCCAAGGCGAACGCGACCGGGTGGATCTTGTGACACGCCGGGCACTCGGTGCTCCACTCCTGCTGGGTGCCCTGGCGGAAGCTCGTGTCCTCGACGTTGCCGGTCTCGAGGTCCATGATCGGCGCCTGCGACGTGTTGTAAATTTTCGAGCGCCCCACTTCCTCGAAGCGAGACACGCGCGCAACCGCATGACCATAAACGTCTTGCCACTTAGGCAGCCAGATCTCGTCGTTAATTTTGTAGCGGATCGACTGGCTTTGCTGGCTCGAAAGGTTCGCCGGGTTGAGCAGGAAAAAGAATCCGCCGAAGTAGATCTCGGTAGTCGTCCGGTGCGGGCCCGGTCTCGGCAGCATTGCCGCAACTGGCTTGCAGCTTTCAAAGATCGGATTGAGCCGGCTCTTGGCATGCCTATCGATCATCTCGTCGGTCTGCATTGTCCACGAGATCGGGCCGGCGTCGTTGCAGATAAGCCACGGAACCCAGATATCCGCGACAAGCGTGCCGCCTATTTGCACCGCTTTCCGAAAGTGCACGCGCCTGACGAGCGGATTCTGGAGCGCGTCGAAGATTGGAATCAGCCACGGCGAGATCTTGACGTTGAACGGCCCCGGCGTCGCGTAGCTCTCCGGCAGGATGATGTGCCGGCGCGCCCAGTCGTAGATCGGCGAGAGGTCGGGCTGCGGGAGGCGCAGGGTCGAAAGTAGAGAGTCGGAATCCGTCACCGTTATAGTCCGACGCGCTCGGAAAGCGTATCAGCATTTTTAGACAAGGCAGATCTAAGTCGCCACAGCTTCACCTCGATTGATGAAAAACTCCTGCCTAGCGCGATCCCTATTTTCTCCTGTGTCATTTTTCCTATGTTGCGCAGCAAAAACGACTCCTCCTCTCCGCTCCATCTCGCACCAGTGCTTTCGGCTAGTTCGCGGGATCTGGCCCGCTTTTTCTCTGTATTTCTTCTAATGCATTTTCTGCGGTGCTTGCGTTCTGGTTCTGGGTTTTTTGCGATCCAGTTGGCGCGAGCTTTGAGCCGGCTTTCGTTACGGCATTTCTTGCATCGCATACGATTTTGATGACACGGCGGTGGCGCGCTTTCTCTTGTTATTTCAGCGAAGCATTTAGAGCAAAAACCAACCCAACCACGGGTCGCGATGAATGACCAGGCTGCACCCTCTGATGATTCGATAGTCACAGATTTTGTGGTCATGCGCTTCCTCTCGACCGGTCCAGCGCCTCAGCTTCGAAGGTCGCGATGTTCGCGTTCACCACCTCGCGGATCTCCGCCAGGATCGCGGCGCCTTCGACGTTTAGCTCTGCCGCGTTCATCCCGACGCCGCGCGGTCCGAGCTCGATCGTAAGCTTGAGCCGCAAGAGCAGGTCGAGCTTTTGACCCAGCGTGACCAGCATCGCCTCGACCACTTCGCGGTCGATCACGTCGCCGGCCTCGCGTTCGTTCTTCGACCTGGCGAGGCGGATCTGCTCGCGCATGAGTTCGGCTTTGAGGTCGGCGAGTCCGCCACCGCTGCCGCCTACGCGTCCGAGTCCGTGCGAGTCCGCCCAAGCTTTGATCTCGTCAACCGTTCCGTCATGCGGAAAGCCGTCGCGTTTCCGCCAGTTCGTAATCGTTCGAACGTCAACGCCCATGCGCTCGGCTAGTTGCGTGAATTTTGGTTTGGGCGTCATCGGTCAAAAGCTGGAACTTGTTGAAAAAAACCAAATGGGTTTTTCTTCGTTAGGTCGCTTAACC